AGTGTTTATTTAATTTGTTGCAAATATAATTAATTCTTTATTTAGTATAACTTTTTTATAGTTAAAGATTGTTATTAGTTTTAGAATGTCTATATTTATAAATCTTATACCTAATTTCAGTTATTGAATCTCCAGTCCTTTGTAGACTATCCTTAAACTCGTACATATCAAATATCGTTTTTAAAAACTCAATAAATTGCTGTATTACGAATATAGCATATCCTATTGGAATGAATATACACATAAATATAAATGCTAATACTTCTAATTTCCAATTTTTCTTTTCCATCTTAATTTACCCCTCCCTGATTTCTTACATTCTCTGCCGCACTTGCAGTAGTTTTTAAGTTAGCTTCAACCTTTGCCTTAGCTGCTGCATCTGCTGCAACCTTAGCCTTTAATTGCGCCTCTGCTGCCGTTTCACTTTTGAGTTCCTCCATTGTCTCAGGCGTATTAATAGTCAATATCCTGACAGCATTCTCAACAGATGTAATACCTGCACCAACAGCAACTGCAAGCATATTAACTGTTTCATCAACCGATGATGGCAATAGAGAATTATAATTGAAACTAATATCCAAATCCTTCATTCCTGTAAGTTCGGGGTATAGCTCAGTTGCCATATCTTTTACGATACTGATAATTCTTGAAATAAACTCATCGTGAATTTCACGTTTTTCTGCTACCTTAACAAAAGCCTGCAAGAATGTGAGTTTCATTGATTGAGTTGATAAGTTACCGTTTTTCATATCGGTCATTAACTTATTTAAGTCAGGCCATGTAAAGCGATAAATATCATTTTCGTTATTCTGCATTTCAAGTTTAATAGATTCAGGAGCTGATGTAACCTCTAAGTACTTCATGTCGGCATTGCTACCTGTTTTGGCATCGAATCCACTCGCTCCATCAATCTCGTATATTTTTACGGTTGCATTGTAGACTGGCTTTTTGGATAATTTACCATGAACTACTAATGCCGGATTACCGATACGGACATTTACGTCCGAGTGCATTGATCGAGAATAGTCTTGAAGAGATATAAGGTCTTTTACATATTCAAATTCCGATGCATCTTGTTCGAGATAAGCGAACAATAACTTTTTAGTCTGCATGGGGTTATCAATATGCTCAATGAAAGTAACTCCTTCATATCTATCAACGCCTAAGTCAGTCCATATCTCGGTAGTTGGAACATTCATTCTAAGTACTCCATCGACTATCTTATCACGTTTATATTCAATCGTAACAGCATCAATCTTGTTCGCATCATCACGATGTCTATAAATCTTATATCCATCTTTAAATGATAGCACCTTACCCCTTAAACTAACTCCATCATACATAAATTGAATTGCAGATCTTGTCTCAATTCCGCACATTCTTGTTGCTTTTTTAATCAGCGACATCATACGTAGGTCTTTGTTCCAAATATCGGTAAACTTAGCAAAAGCATCCTGAATGTTTTGGTCGTTGCGATTACCATTCAGCACTAAATCAATATCATTCCCATACAGAAAAGCCACCATGTTAGCGACTATTTGTTGTGGATATGGTAGAGCGAGTTTAGTTTGGCGAACTTTTACTGACTTCTTTTCAATCTTACCATCTGGGGCTTCAACATCCTCCATCACATAGTAGTCTTCCTTGTCTTGGTCTATATGTATCGGGTGATGATTTTCGTAGAAACGAATATCCCTCGCAATCTGACCATAGGTAATACGGTTACAGTTTTTGCGTAAAATGGTTAACTGCTCTGAAAAGGATAGAGTTTTTATTTGCTCTATATCTAAATGATCTGGGGATAATCCCAATGATAATCCTAATTCTCCATCCATTTTTATATTATTTATTATTAATTAGTTATGAGTTAATATATAAATTAACTATGCTTATTGTATATAATTTATTGGTAAAATTGTGGCTATATATTTATCTGATTTATCCCAATCTCAATGCTCTCCCAATTACTTCTACCGCTTTTAGACTCTACAACCTTATTATTAAATCCCATCTCGTCAGTAAATCTTCTTAGCATACTCAATGAATCGGGAGCATCATCTTTTTGTTTTTCTACTTTAGCTAAGTAAGTTAGCAATTGTTGTAATGCTCTATCGTATTGACTTCCCGGCTTTACGTCATTTCTAAATACACAATGATTCTTAATCCATGCACTATCAGTAAAGATACGAGTCTCTTTGTTTGATGTGGTAAACTGCCATGTAACATTTGTTTCTACCTCTTTTGAAATGCCTAAAGCAAATATACGTCCACCATTATTACTCTCAAATCGCATTAGATTGACGTTGTTTTCATTCAAATTCCCAATCAATAACGGTTCTGTAACCTCAACTGGTTGGTCTGTAAAAATCCAGTCGTAAATATAATACAAATCTCCGTATTTCTTTGTAAGAGGAGCAGATAAATAATCATGTCCTTCATCTGCAACGTCACATACGCCTAAATTTGAATCCATTGAATCAATCGGAAGTTTGCCATCATACCATTTTAAGTCATCATGGTCAAATAGTCTACCCTTAATATCAATTGGCTCTTGTTGATATTCTGCAAACCAAATTGGTTCGGCAATCTTATTTTTTACATCGAGATAGTGTTCAGTGCTTTGAACATCTTCGCAAAATGACTTATTCTTTTTAGTGAGAGCCGACACCTTAATAATGTTTTCTTTTTTATAATCGCCACGAGCTTCATTTATGCCGATAATATCATTTGTTCTCCAGCGAGTGCCCACATCAATTTGGCAGCATCCACGCTCAACACGTGAACCCCTTGCTGATTCTGACCATTCTATTGTCTTTTGATTTACGGACTCACTGAGGGCATCTGTGATACCTCTATAAAGGTCATCCGATATATCAAGCATGGATGCACCGATACCGATAATAGTTCCACCCGTACCGCCACCAAAATAACTACTTTGGGTTGCGGTTTCTAATGCCCATGTTTTTACTCCTTTGGAACGTAATCTAACACCAAATAACCCGTACCATTTATCAGCACCGACTATTTCTCTAACATCCTTACTAAGTTTTTCATATAGAGTAGATGTACATGTATTACGCATTACAGACTTATCGGGGAAGTGACCTAACATAAATGCGCAGAAAAGAGAGACAATATACGATTTTCCTGACCTCGGCGGGAGGCTAATTGCCACTCTTATAACTTCTTCGTTCTTATATGAATCGTATACACGTTGTAAAATTTCTGCTATGTCTTTTAGGAATGGTCGTCTTGAATAAAACTTAAAATCGTGGTATAGGCAATACTCCCAAAAATCACCACGCTTGATATTTCTCCTGCGAAGCTCTATCCTTGCAGCAGCCTTCATTTCGAGCGAATGTCTATCGAGTATTGTCTGTTTTTCCATTTATAGCAATTCTATTTCTTTCTTGACTTTATTCCAATACTCAATAAATTTATATTGCGTGCAAATTGATATAATTTCATTAACGCAAATTATAACAGCATCTTTTACACCTGAATAATCTATATCGAGTGATATGTGGTCAAATTTATTAACCAACTCTTGTGCTTTTTCTTTTGGTGTCATCCCTTGTCGTCTATAGGTTCTACTTCTTTGGAGGAGTCAACAATAGGGGCAGGTTCTTCAACCTTTGTCGTAGCCATCCCAACTAAACTCAGCGCATCAATCATCTCCTCTTCATTATCACCCTTAATCTTGAACCACTTTTTAAGTACCTCAATATCAGTACAAGCATACATTTCGCCGTATTGCTCATCTGCTTTTATAGTGTTAAAACTTTTAGGTTCTGCTAAATTGCGTGAACCGTTTTTCTTGTCTGAATAGAATTTAACTGTTGCTGGTTTAAATCCTTTTTGTTTTGCAAGTTTTGCAAGTGATAGTGATATATCCATTTTATTTAGTGTTAATTGTATAATCCATTCTTGAATATCCTCCGCTTGCGTTGACCGATGATACTTGTTTTTGTGAGTCAATTCCGCTTAATGCAGATAAGCATTTACCATATCTATATTCGATACTACTTCCATTTTTTACGCAGAAATAGCCCCACTCACCAGTTCTTGATAGAACTTCGTCTAATAATTCTTTTACTGTATAATCCTTGTCAAGGATAACCTCGTATCCTGACATACAATCCCCTCTTGTCGGTGCATTTTGTCTTAGTTTGAGCATAATTTTTACTTCTTTTTACTTTGTTTCACCTCTTGATAATCCACCTCAACCCCTGCCATTTCAGCAAGTTCTTTATCTGTATATTTCGATAACCCTGAGTCGCTGATCTCTTTTGGTGCGGGTTGAGCATACTGCATGATATTTATTATCTTATCCACTATTGCCATTTTGTCCGCAATCTCAAATTTCACTCCGAATTTACCGAACTCAATTTTTTTAGCGGAAAGGCGCATTGCCTCGCTCCACTCTCCAGTTTTTTTTAACTCAGACATATCCTCGTTAAAATAGTCTGCAAGGGATACGTTGAACATATCGGCTAATCCGGTAACTACCGATTCCTTCGTTAAATTACGATAGGTAATCCGCTCTCTCTCTAATTGATTTACACGAGCTATAACATCGTTATTCTCTAATAGTAATAATGCCATGTTGTTAGCATCATCCGCATTAAGAGTAACTCCAAAAGCAGCGTTGTAGCTTTTTTCGATGCCATCACGAGAAACAATCATGCGACAGAATTGTTCACGAGAATCGTCGAGCATAACAGACTTTCGAGCAGGTTGTGTAATTCTCAATATTCCAAGTTCAGGAGTTTCTTCTGGCATATCTATAATTTTATTGTGCAAATATATACATTATTTTTTAATTTACTCTATAATTGCATTTTTAGTTCATTTTGGTAAGCGTTATGAGCTTCTAATTCTGTTGGAAAACGACCAAGATATTTACGTTTTCTATTTGTAGTTATGTAGGATTCCCAATTTCCATCTCTTTTAAAGAAGCTAACGCCAGTAAATTCTGAAGAGTATTTTTCTTTGTTCTTCTTGAAGCATATAGAATTATTTTCTCTCGATGTTACAACATGTAGATTCGATAATCTGTTATTGGTTTTATCCCCATCTATATGGTCGATTACTAATGTGTTTCCGTTTATTGTATGACCTAAAAATGCTATGGCAACTAACTGATGAACTGACATAGTTCTTGCCGTTCCATTCTTTTTTATACTAAATATCCTATACCCAGACCTATTTGCAGACTTTAGAATACGGCTATTTACCTTTCTCATACAAAATCCATTAAGAGCCAATCTATCAACGCTCCTTACTCTTCCTAAATTGCTGACTTGGTAATAACCCTCATATTCAGGCACATCCTTCCAAATCTCTATTTCTTCCATAATAAAAAAAATAGTCCCAAATTTCAGTAGGAAATTGCTGCTTCCTGACTTACTCTAAGGGACTTATAAATTAGTTTTACATGCAGCAACATGTATCTACAAATATGGTTATTATTTTTATTCTTCGTAAACTAATTAACAATTATTTAAGTAATTCGGAGTATGCCGAGTTCTGGTTCTTCGCTCATAATAATTCAAAATAATGAGCAACAATAAATCCGTCATGTATTTGACATGTGCCAAGATACATTCTATTTGAATCAGCCATATCGCTACCCGTCATACATATTTCTATGTTTTTTACAACAGGCTCGTTATTAGGCTCTACAAGATACCATAAGCATACAGTTCCGAGCTGTTGCTGAATGCATAAAAATTCTGAATATGCAGGAACTTCTATTTGCTGAATAGCATCTTTATAATCTAATTTATATTTCCATATCTGTTTCATAGTTCTGATATTAAACATCCATTTGTTAATATACAGTCAATCTCTTCCTTAAACTGCTCTAAACTTCTTATCTCGCAAAATGCCCCACCTTGTTTTACCAATGCAGCACCAACTTCCAATTGCTCTTTTGATAATTTATCTTTATCTACCTT